CTACTCCGACAGCGAGTCCATGAAATACCGGCCATTATATTTGAGATATTTCCGCAGTCTCCCGCGCCCGCGTTTGAGCGTGCGGCTGACCGTGGAGGGGCTGATGCCGAGTCTCTGCGCAATTTCCGTCATGTTCATATTCTCAAGATAATAAAGCTCTATGAGCTCGCGCTGCCGATCCGTCAGCTCGTCATTCATTGCCACGCGCACACGTTTTCCGGCGTTCCCGTCAACAGCCACCAGTCCAATAAATTCCTGCAACGCATCACATTCCAGTTTCGTTCCGTCTGAGCCGTTCAAGTCTTTCTCTCCTTTCGGCATAAGTTCTGAGATAATTTGCCGTTGCCGTGCAGTCACGGCTCATTGCCGTGAGCATGGTAATCTCGCGGCGCAGCTCCATCTCCTCCTCAAAGCTCTCGCAGATGGCCAGCATCCTCTGTGCCCGGCGCAGCTTCTCCTTGCAGGCTGTCCCCGCAATCCGGTACTGCGCTGACAGTTCCATGATATCCGCCATAGTATATGCCTCCGATGTTCGAAAAAACAAAAATTTTGTATTGACAAAGGTAATCAAATTTGTTAAGATAAATATCGCTGATGACGCGCTGGTGTAGCTCAGCCGGTAGAGCAGCTGATTTGTAATCAGCAGGTCGGGGGTTCGAATCCGTCCACCAGCTCCACCCAGCTCATCAGAAAAACCGAATATGGAGGAGTTCCCGAGTGGCCAAAGGGGGCAGACTGTAAATCTGTTGTCAGTGACTTCGGTGGTTCGAATCCACCCTCCTCCACCAAAAAATCCGAATGCTTGCATTTGGATTTTTTATTTTTTCCTCTTCCTTTTTACCTTCTCCATCTTCCAGATGCAGAAATGTGCGATAGAAAAAAGAAAGCAGTTATTCCGACGGTCCGCTGTTCGTGACCTCTGTGCGGAGCTGAAAAAGTTTCTCGCACCTCTATCGATCCCCCAAACAACCAATAAGCATTAGAACGATTGGACCGGTGACCGCCGGTCTTTTTTCTTTCTCTCCGCGCAAATCTTCAAGAATTCCTCCGCAGAAATCCTTTCGATCCCTTCTTTCTCATCCTCCGTGCGCCGCTTTTCTGTTTCCCCGTCTCGCAGCGCCGCGCGGATGTCCGGTTCCTCCGGGCAAAGCCGATACACGCTTTACCCGCTCAGGCAGTTTTTCTGCCCGGGCTTTTCTTTTTCGCCACTCCATTCCAAAAGCTGAAGACGCGTCTCATGCCGGTTCAAAATTTCTTCGTGCTCCTCAGCCTTCTCCCAAAACCTCCCGTGTGACTCGCTGTTTCTGGTCGAAAGCCCAGAAATGTTTTTTTCCAGCTCGTTCACGACCTCCGTGAGCCGCGTAATTGTCGCGTTCAGATCCATCAGCGGACGGACAACCGACGCCAGCAGCCCCACAAGCGTCGCAATCACGGTCACGATCGTCCATTCACTCATGCTTCATTCCTCCCGATTACTCATAGATCTCAATTTCTTTCCAGATCTTTGCTTTTTCCTGCGCCTCGCCCCATGTCAAAAGCTTTGTCATCAGCTCCTTCCACAGCGAATAGAGGAACTCAAAGTCCGTCTTCAAATGGCAGGGCACGATTTCCTCGATGCGCTTTTCGAGTCTCTCAAAGCCGTCCGGGATACCGCGGTTCTGCGGAAAACGCACAACCGCGGTCATCTTCTCCATCCCCTCCTCAATTGTCGCCTTGAGTCCGCAGCCACTGACCGTGTCCTGCAACATCGGAAGCGTAAAGCAGCCACCGCGGATACGCAGCAGCGCCATAACCGCGCGCCGCTCGTCCTCTTTTGTGAGAAACGCTGGCGTAAACGGCAGCACCTCCACAAAGTTCGTCAGCCCATAGTCGTTCGCCGTTGCCAAAAACGCTTCCTGCCGAATTTCCTCCAGCGCCACAAATATCGCATCCATCTGTGTGCCGATCACCGCAAGCTCTTCCGCACCCAATCCATTATCCAGCTCGTAGAGCCCAAGCGGAGCGAGCATCTGTTTTAAATAATCTGTGTACCCCACAAGCTCATCTCCTCGTCACAGTCACGGCCCCCACAACCGGCAGTTCATTGTAGGCCACAGCAACATCCGCCGCCGGCTTCAAAATCGCGCAATTCGACACACCGTCAACCGCGAAGATCAGACTGCCGAGCTTTGCCAGAAGTACATTTCTTCCGAGCCGCTTCCCATCAAAAAACTGCTCGATTGCGTTTTTGACCCGCGCTGCCACCGTGTCAAAATCCAGTCCATCCTCTACCGATATCGCCGCGCTTACCGGCACCTCAACAGTCTTCGGCGCGGACACTGCCACGTCCACGCAGATTTCTCTCTGCTTTTCAAACTTGGTCTTTACATCCCGCAGAACCTCATTTTCCGGCACCCCAGAAGGTGAAGCGACTATAACGTCAACCGTTCCGATGCCCCTCGCCCGCGGCTGTACGCTCACTGCGCCAACGCCTACCGTGTCGAGCGCCGCCGCCTCGTAATAGGCTCTGTTCGACCCGTTCGGCAGACTCGAGTAGCTTGCGAGAACGCGGGCCCGCAGGGCCTCGTCATTTTCCTCATCCGCGCCGCCCGTAAAAGCCTTCAGATTTCCGCATTTTGCTACACCGACTGGCGCAAGCGAAAAGAAGGTAATGCTCCCCGCTGGCACATTCCCCATGCTTCCGGCCTGCTTCGCCTTTGCCGCAACCTCGCAGAAGAGCGTGCCTGCCTTGATAACGCCTTCCTCCTGCGTCACGAATTCGAGTCCGGCCGCATTCAGGCACACAGTCCCCGCCGGAACAGAAACGCTGTCGTTCCGCGCTGGCTCCAGCGAAAAACGCAGCGTTCCTGCCGCCGCCACCGCCGCTGCGCGCGAAAGCCCTCTCGCCGCCGCGTGTAGATCCAGTGTTTCTCGGGAGGCTGTCTGTGGAAAGCTCTGGTTCCGCGTCCAGTCCACCTGTGCCCAAAGGCTGGAAAGCTCCGCCGCCACCGCGTAAGGCCGCAGCGCCATCTCACCTCCGGAGCTCAGCACCGTCCCTGTCCGGCGCTCAAGCTCTTCTTTCATTTCCTCATAAATCTCATCTGTTTCCTTCAAAAAACCACCTCAAATCCCGGTCTCAATGCGCAGCGTCTCCGTGCCGTAGATAAACGACAGACTCAAAACCGCATCCCCGTCCGCCTGCTCGCTGAGCGAAAGTGTCTCCAGCGAAAGCCCGGCCTCGTCCGCGAGCGCCTCCAAAACATATTGCCGAGCCGCTGTCTCTCGCTCCGAGCGTTTCACGCGTCCGAGTAAATAGAGCCGGCTGCCGAATTCAGGCATTGGCAGAAACGAGCCTCTGCGCACCCGCAGCTTCGAGGCTACGCGCTGCGCCAGCTCGTCTGTCCCATCGATCTCGACAGGTGCCTTGTTTTCGCCGGTCACATACTGGCCGTCTAAAAGCTTCAATTCCATTGTTGTCCGCCTCCTCAGGAAGTCTTCGTCACCGTTGGGGACGGTGCCACATAAGGCGCGCCGTTTATGAGCAGCGTCCCGTCAATGTTGATCGTCCCCGTAAGCCGAATATTGCCCGACAGGAGAATTTCTCCCGAATTTTTTATTCTGATGCAACTTCCGCCGTTCGTCAGAAAAATTTCTCCGTTCTCTGCTTCGTCCGGAACCTCGCCGCCAGTCCTTCCGATTACAACGCAGTCTCCGTCCGCCGTGCGGATGAGCAGCACCTCGTCCCCCGTTTTCGGTAGCCGTACCGCCCCGGTCTGCAAAAGCTCCGCGTTCCGCATTTCGCCCTCCGCCAAAACGGAGGGACGCTCTCCGCCAATGGTCACAACGCCCACAACGCCGCCCTCATTTTCGCAGCTCTTGGCCATGCTTTTTTCCGCAAGCCACATGTTCATTCCCCTCTCGTCTTCAAAATCATTTCCGTTCCCGCGCGCGCTCCGTCGGCAAAGCAGGCTGAACGCGCCACGTCGTAGGTCCCCGCCGCCCCTGTCGGTGTGTCCAAAAGCTCCACAACATCCCCCGGAAATGCCGCGAACAGCCCCGGTACCGTCAGCGCAAGCTCGAAGCAGTTCTCCCGAGACTGCTTGATCTGGTATTCTCCAGTCGCCCGCATCGCGTTATAAAGCGTCCGCCGCGGCACATTGACGACGCGCCTACAGCACCCGCCCCGTACCTTGAAGCCCTCGTTCACAACAACGGTCGCGGTTCCCGCCGCCTTGTTTTTGACGACAGCCTCCGAGAGAATGCCGTACCGTCTGCTCTTGAGCGTCTGCTCGGAAACGACAGTCCTTGCGTCGATCCTTCGCACCGTTCCCTCCTGCCTCCCAATCAGCAGTACCCCATCCGGCGAAAAGCGCGGTTTCACCCCGCACCCAAACCAGACAAAGTCCTCAATCACCTTCCATGCGCTCTCGCCACTTTCAATAACAAATGCCTGCGTTGCAAAACTCGCAACATTTCTGACATTTGTTATTCCAAACGGATACACATAGCTGGAAAGGATCATATCAAGGCTTGCCGCATAATACTGCGCCGCCACCGCCTCGTTGTCCAAAAGCAGCGCCGCCAGTCCTCTCCCATGCACGACTGCGGCGCTTCCTTTTTCTGAAACAGAGATTTCAAAATCGTCCACAACCCCGCGGAACACCGCCGCGCCCTCGTACGCGGCGGAAAACCGCACCGCATCGCGCAATGCCGGATACATCGCCGCTTCATATAAAAACGTCACCTCAAACGCATCGCAGGGCAATGCGTCTCCATAGGAAAAGTTCCATTCGATCAGCACCGGAAGCTTGAACTGCTTTCCGTTGAAATCGCTCAAAAAACATTCCATCCCGCCACCTCACGAAAGATAAATGACATCCCCGACATAGTAGATGTTAGGATTTCGTATCTGTGGATTAAGCGTCAAAAGCTGTGAAAGCGTCAGCCCGTTTGCGCGGGCCAGCCCCCAAAGCGTATCACCCCATTGCAAAACGTGCGTTTTCCGCTCCGCCGTCTGCGCCGGCCCCTGCGCCGCCCCCGTCTCCTGTTGAACGACCTGCTTTATCGAAAGCTCATATCCGTCGTAGCACTCCCAGAATTCAAAGCTGTAACGCACATAGTCCATCCTCGGCTCCTGCAAAAGCTTCAGCTCCACGAACCACGCCGGCGCCGCCTGCCAAACCGGGTGCACCAAAACCTCCGGTTTGTCCAGATAGAACATGCACGCAAGCTTTTTGAACTGTGCGTATGCGTCCTTCCCGGCAAATTCTCCCTCACCCCGCAAAATGCGCAGATCGCGTCCCATGTCTGTGAGCGCATAGAATCCAAACGGCACCTTATGGCACACAATCCGCCTTTTGTAGTCGATTTCATACGTTTTCGGGTTATGGGGCCAGACATATTCCCCATACCGCATCGGTGAAAGCGTCATTTCACCCCTCCTAATATCTCTCAAACGCGCCGTCGTAGCGGCGCGCGTCCCGGCGGTACACCTCGGAAAGCCGCGCCGGCAGCCCCGTATCCGTCAGCTCGTTTCGCCGCACATCGGTAACGGCAAACTCCTCCTCCGCGGCTTCATCCCCGCTGTCTGCCGCATCGTGCTTCGTCCGTTCCGCACGCCGTTCAAGCCTCTGTGAAAGAAACTGCCGTCTCTCCATCCGCGGCGCATCCTCATCCAAAACAGTCCCACTCACCGTCGCACCTCCGGCCGAGAACATAGTCCTGTATCTTTTCTGTCGAGATATCTTCTCTAAAGTATCCCTTTCATCCAATATCCCGTTCCCCTTGTCCCAGCCGTCCGCTACCACTTCATAAAAACCGCCCACTTCTTCAAGCATCCGCTCGTCTGACCCGTGCGTTTTTTGCACCGGCCTGTCCAGTTCCTCCAGAATCGCGCGCGCCGTGTTTCTCAGCTCCTCGGCTGAAAATTTTGCCGTCTTCATTCTGATTCCTCCGCGAGCCGCGCAAAGCGCGCTTTGTCAAAGCCGCCGTTTCGCGCCTCCTCGCCCGCCCGCGCACCGTCTCGCTCGCGCCGGTCCAAAACCATCTGCGCCCCACAGAAAACAACCTGCCGATCCGTCATCCTTTTCGCCTCCCTTGAAAACGGCAAAATGTGAAACTCCCTGCAAACACGCCAACGCAGCCGCGCAACGGGGTCGCATGAAAGCTTTTCGATCAGCTCCTCACCGCTCAATTTGTCATCTCCGCTCTGTGACTCGAAATAACGGTGATGTGCTCCGCTACCATCTGACTAAGCTCGCCGCTCTCCTCGATGCGGCTCCACTGGCACCCCGTGTAAACGACGCGCCGGTCAGGCTTCACAATGACGAGTGAAAAATTCGACAGCTTGTGAAAATTAATTCCGTCGCCGATCGCCTCGTCGGTCGCGTAAAGCCGCGTCAGCTCCAGCTTATAAGTAAGCTGGTTTGCAATCGTCGCAACAGGCTCACTTTCGCCGAAAGCCTCGACGACCTGCTCCGAGCGCGTTGCGGATGCCTTGTAGCTCTGCACAACCGCGACCTTTTTGCCGTCCGCCTCAATGTAAATATCACTGCTCGTCGGAAATCCGATAACGCTCATAATCTCTCACGTCCTTTCTCAAACGCTGATGTGCGCCGAGAGCACAATGCGGTTAAGCCCATGCGCAACGGTGAATTCAAAGCTGACATTGCAGATGGTCGGTTCTGTTTCATCTGCAACTGCCGTCACCGCACCGAAGGACTCGATAATCCCCTTCTTCTGCTTTTCCTCCAGCTCGATAATGACCTGCGTACGAATGGCTCCGCGCGTCTGCGCCGTGTTTTTAGCGCGCGCAAATTTTCTGCGCAGCGCCGTGCGCACTGTTGGCACCACGTCGTCGATAATGAGCACCGTCGTAAGCTCGCGCCATGTTGCATCCGCTGCGCCGCCCGTCTTCGTTCTGGTCGTCACGCCGCGTACAACGGACGGCGAGCCGTAAGCGCTCTCGACTGCCGTCACGCCTGCTGAAACCAGCGTTGTCACCTCACTGTCAGAAAACGTACGCGCAAAGCCGCCCAGCCCCGCAAGCGCCGCCCCGTTCAGCGGCAGCGCCGGGTCGCTCTGTCCCGACAAAATGCCCGCAACCGCCGCCGCGACCGCCCCGGCGCTTTCGTCAATGCCCGGATAAACGAGCGCCATCCGCTCTGAGCCCAGCGCCGCTGCCCTCGCCGCAGCGTCCGAAACGCTGCCGCCGGTCTCAACAATGCCAATGCGGTACTTACAGTTCTCGCCGCAGCTGGCAATGGAGCTTTTCATCGCCGCCGCAACCTCCTCGTCCATACTGTCGCACAACAGGATCGTAACAGCCTCCTTTGTCGCGAGAACCGCGAATGCCTCCGTATAATCCACCGCTTTTCCCGCCGTTCCATCCGTCGTGACTGCCACTGCTTCGACCGCCGCCGCCCCGTTCTGGAACAAAATCTTAATGAGTCTCGTAAGTCCGCACTCCGCACCAAAAGCGCTCACCGCCTCGCCATAGGATCCGACGCTCACACAGGCGTTCTTCGTCCCCTTCGCCGCAGTACCCGCTACGCCGACGGTCTTGCCGTTTCCCGCGCTTGCGAGCGTACTTGTCACCTCAACGGAGGAATACACCCCCGGTCTCTCACTGATCGCCATTTTTCACCGTACCTTTCAATCTGAAATCCGTAAATGCCGGCGTGTCCCCATCGCTCTCAGCCACGAGAAAGGCGAGACACTTCGCCTGGCACCTGCACCGGTAGGCCCCCAGCTCCTCGTCCGCCTTCACCTCGCCGCATTCCATTTCGAGCGCTTTCAGCCCCTCCGGCAGCGTCAGAAGTGCGTCCCGAAGCGCATCCGCCGTCGCCGTGCAGTCAACCGATCCGCCCTTGCCGCCAAACGGTGCAAAGACCTCAAGTTCGAGCGTCAGCTCGACCCGTTTTCCGAAAAGCGTGATCTCGTCCCTGCCTCCGGAAGCCGCACGCACGCCAAGATAGTCCCCCATTCCGGCGCTCAAAAGCTTGTATGAGTCGATCCCGACGCCAACGCCCGCCCCGGCCGACAGGTCCTCCCCCATCTCCGGAAATGCGCGAAAGCAGCGTATCCCCGCCGCCCTCAGCGCCGCCACGACCGCGTCCAAAACCGCGTCAAGCATTTTTCTTCACCTCGCCCGTCTTCAAAAGCACACACTCCCTGTGTGTAAGCGTCTCGCCATCATATAGCGCTTTCGCGCGCAGGAGTCTGAATTCCTCGTTCCCCGCCGTGATCTTCGATCCTTCGCCGCCCGGAAAAACCTCCCCCGGCTCCGCAAACAGTCGATATTTCTCCTTTTGGACGATACCGGCCATGCTTCTTATCTTCTCCGTCGGTGTCCGTCTGTCCATTGGCTCAAGAAATCCGCGAAATGTCCGTCCTCCCGGCGTGCTCGCGTCAAAGACTGTGAGCGTTCTCCCGAACCGCCACAGCCCGTCGAACCGTCCGCTCACACTCTCACCGTCCCAAAGCAGAACGCGCCGTCACGAAGGTAGCCTGCCAACATCAGCTCTGCCTGTGCACGCAGCGAAGCCGCCGCCTTTTTCGCGCCGTAGCTGCCCCCGCGTTTGAGCGTGACACTTCCGGCCGTAAAGCTCTCCGCCCCCGCGCAGTCGAGCGCCACAAACATCGAAACCGCGAGTACTCCCGCCGCGCGCACAAACGTATCGTAGATCGCTGTCATGTCCACGCCGTCGTTGAGCCGTCTCTCCAGCTCTGCGCGCGCCGCGAGACACATTTCAAAAAGCGCGCTCTCGTCCGTGCCTGTCAGCTCCTCACGATAAACGGTCTTCGCCTTCTCAAAAACAACCTTGTCCGTCTCCAAAACCTTCGCTCCTTTCGCCCACAGGGATAAAGCTTCCTACGTACCTCTCCAAATCAGATACTCAGCACCTTGGAAGCGTCGGTGTAGAGCTTCGCAAAGCCCGAAATGCTCGTAATGGCCGCGCGCTCAAGCTGTCGGTCGATCAGTCTGTCGTACTCGACCGCTACGTCGGAGGCCTCGATCATCTCGAGCGCATAGCCCTTGTCGAGTCCGATCAGCGTCCCCTTTGCGACAGCCGAGGACTTGATGAGCTTCGCGCCGAGCGGATTGCCCGGCTCGCCGGTCCCCGTGAAGTTCAGTCCCGTCAGCGGGTTCTGAAACTCGGGGCATTTCAGAATTTGCAGCATAACGTCCGGGCTTACCAGCATCGTGTTGAGCGCATAGGGATCGAACTGGCTCCAGAGCTCCAAAAGCTGGTCGTAGCTCAGCTTACCAGCGGTACCGCTCATAGGCGCGGTGCCGATCTTGAAAGCCGCCGCCTTATTGTTGTTGCCGTCGCCGTTCATCAAAACCTCGATAGCGTCCTCCAGATGCATGCGCATGATCTGGCTGCCAATCTGCTTGAGCATAACAGAAAACAGGTCGAGCTTCTGAAAGCGCACCGCCTCGTAGGAGGCGACAAGCATTCTGCCGCGCTTGTGCAGCTTCACGAGATTTTCGCGGACCTTGACCTCCGTCTGGGGAATGGCCGCGCCCTCCTCGATGCGGCGCAGGCTCTTCTGGTCGTCCGTCGGAACGGAGTAGATGCTTCTGTAGTCCATGCCGTCGAATTTCGTGACCGTCGCCGTAATGGACGGCAGAATGTTCTCCTCCTCCATACCCTGACGCACGCTGCGCGCGACATATTCCGGAAACAAAACGGCGGATTCGGTCGTATGGAAAAACTTTTCGACCATGTCGCTTCCCGCGCCGTGAACCTTGATGTCAAAGCGCTTGAGCTGTCTTTGATAGGCGTCAAAGCCCTCAAGCCCCGTACCCTTGTAGTTTTCGGAAGGGTCCATGCCCTCCAGGACCTGAGTAAAGCTCTTTCCCGTTTCACCGTACATACCCTTGTCGAGTCTAATTTCGCTATATTTTCCGTTCATAATTCTCTCCTCCAGATACTTTTTTAAAGCATAAAGCCCACAACGCCGTTCGTCGTATCGACGTCAATGATCAAAAATTCGCTGCCTGCGTCAGCGGTCTTGACGCCGCCCGTTCCGTTCGCCGCAAGCTTGCCAAAGCCGATGCCCGGCGCCGTGCCCGTGAAGCCCATCTCGACATAACCCTTTATCTGCACCGCAACGAACTCCGTGTCGCCCGCAACCGCGACGCCGAAAAAGCGCTCGCCATCCGCGCACTGAGCCGCCTCACATGCGGCGCTCATTCTAACCGGCGCGCCCGACTCCGCGCCTTTATCCTTGTTGTTGTAAAACGTGACGATATTTTCGTCGATGCCCTCAAAACTGACCTTCATGAAAACTCCTCCAATTTAAAATTCATAGCGGCCCCGCCGCCGTGTCAAACGATGTAAGCGTCCCCGTCAAACTTGGCAAAGCTGTCCTTCCCCGGAAGCTGCGTCTTCGGCGGGAACTTCCCCTCAAGCTGCTTTTCAAAAGCGGTTTTCAGGCTGGTAAGCTCCTTCGCCCCCATGCCCGCAACGCTTTTTGAAAGTCCCTCATAGAGCTTCGGGTCACAAAGCAGCCCCAGCCGTAGCACCTCTCTCTGAAGCAGCCCTCGATATTCCCTTCCGAGGATAGCATCCGCCTCCAATTTATCTAGCGCGGCGATAAAGTTTCCGTCCCCACTCTTTCGCACCAACTCGTCCAGTGTTTTCGCGCTGTCGAACGCTTTGACGACCCCGGCGCTTCTCTGCGCCGGCACCGCCACAAAGCTCCACTCATAGGCGTCGTCCGCCTCCGCAAGTTCCCGGTAGCAGAGCACTCCGTCGTACTCGCGCCCCGGCACATGCGCGCAGCCGCCGCCCCCGCCCTCCTGCCCACAGATCGAGCAAACGCGTTTTGATACGCTGCACCCAACGCTCGTCTCCTTTTTGATGCCCGCGTCAATCTCCTCGATGAGCGCAGCGTTTTTCGCCGAGCGCAGCATGTAGGCCCAGCCCTTCAAAACAGCGTAGTCCTCCCCAACCGCGTTTTTCTGTCCCGGCACGCACTCGACCGCCGTGCGGTAAATGCGCGCCGTCTGGTTTTCCGCTTTCCATTCGTGGTCGAAAATGCCGGTCCGCCCGATAAAAAGCGTGGCCAGCTCGTTTAGCGCATCCAGCGAAAATTTTTCAAAATCCCTGTCAATCTCGTTGTCGCACAGTGCCACTGAAAAGGTATAGACCTGCTCTGCCGTCAGCTCCGTCTTTGCGAAGGCGTTGATAGCGGCCAGCTCCGCCTCCGCGGCCGCGGCATGGACGCCCTCCGCGCCCCCCTTGTAGATTTTCAAAACCTGTCCCCTCCTACTCGCCCTCGGAGGTCTTCTCGCCGTCCGTCTTTTTCGGCGGATTTCCCTCCAGGACACTTTCTTTCGACTTTGTATCCGTTTTTGCAACATTTTCCGCCTGTGCGGCATACAAAGCCGCCTTGGACCGCTCCACGGCGTCCTGCAAATTGATGGGACTCCACTCCACTTCAAAGTCCCCCGCATACCCGTGCATCCTGAGCCACAGCGAGCAGATTTGCTCCACCACCGGCGTCAGCGTCCGGCGAATGGCGGTTAGCTCGCTCGTCATAAGATCCGCCTGCTGCGCCGACATGCGCTCGGTGGAGGACCAGTTTAGCCCCAGCATAAACGGCGGAATACCGGTCCTTGAAACAAGCTGCTCCAAAATCTGCCTCACAGGCACCTCGCTGTCCAAAATCTGCCCGTCCGCTCCGATGACCCGGATATCAACATCCCCGACTGCAACAAAGTCGCGCACGCTGCCGTTTTTCCCGCTCTGCATCGCCGCGCCCCATTCGCGCGCGATCTGCTGCGAGCGCTCCTGCGCATAGGCCTTGTCCAGAGCGTCTCCCTGCGGCTTGTAAACAACCGCATACCGAACGTTTCCGGCCCGCTCCCAGTTAACGCCGATCGTGTTGTAAATTTTCAACAGAATTTCTGCCAAAAACGGCATACTCCGAAAGATCGACACCCCATACGGCGCATCCGCCTCGGGGTTCAGCGGCGTGAATAAAATCAAGTCCTGATAAAGCAGCGGCTCGAACATTCCCGTATCACTCCGCCCACAGATCACAAAGTCGAGTGCCGAAACGCCCTCCTTGAGCTGCACGTCGCAAACGTTCCCGCAAAGCACCGCGACAATCTCGCGGTTCCCGTCGGTGACGATCTCCCCGACCGCTCTCCCACAGGTCAACAGCGAATCAAGGTAGCAGTCGATAAAAGCGTCGATGCCCTTCTGCGATCTGCCGACATCGACGTTCCGCAAAAACGCCGCCAGCTCCTTTTCGGCCCTTTTGTCCGTGCACTTCACCGTAAAGCCCCCCGTAAGCCGAATGGTCTTCATGACCGCCGCGTCCAAAACCGGAATGGCCTCGCGGATTGCCCTGTACAGCCGCACATCGCCGCCCCCAAGCGGCACATAGTTGTCCAGCATCCCAAAGGGGTGCCGATCCGCCGCGCGTATCTGCGTTGTAACCGCCGCCCGCCTCTCCTTTATCTTTGGAAATAACTTCATTTTTCTTCCCCTTCAAATGATTTCACTCGAACAGCGGCTCGCGCTCCACAAAGGTCGCCGCAAAGCACCCCGCCCCGCCGGGCCGCGCCACGGTCGCCGCAAAATACCGAATGTCGTCCATCGCATGGTCAAAAAGCTTGATGGGCGCGTCCCGGTCCGCCCGCCTCTCATCCCAGGCATAGAGCGAAAATTCCCGGATCGCATCCGTGCAATCCTCGCAGATAACGAGTTTTCCTGCCTTGAGCAAATCCGCCGTCAGCCGTATCCCGCTCAAAACGTCGTTGTCGGCCTTCAAGACCGGCAGGCCCTCCCGCCGCAGCGCTTCAATAAAGCTCGCCGCCGACGGATCAACCACGACGGCCCTCACCCGCTTTCCGCCGCAGAGCTGCAAAAGCGCTGCAACATATTCCGCATCGGTTTTCTGCCGTCCCTCCTCGCGCGAATTATAATAGTATTCGCGCAGCCGGAACCAAACGTCCCCGCGCCGTCCCCAGAACCCAAAGCTTGAGGGATTGGCCGTCCCGTAATCGCAGGACACCGCATACTCCTCCAGCTCCCCCTCCGGCACTGCCTGCACGAAGCTATCGTCAAAAAAATCGTAAACTCTCCCATACGACGCAACCCATTCGCCCAAAACGAAGCGCCTGTAAAACACGCCCGAGTACATCTTCCGATACCTTGCAATGATCTTCCGCGACAGCGCCGGATTGTCCTCCAAAGCGAAGTGTATGTACAGCGCTCTCCTCTCTATCGACTTTTTGACCCATTCCTGATAGAACCAGTGGTTCGGCCCCTCCGGGTTGCAGTTGAACCAGAGCTTGCTTCCCAGAACGCTGCACCTTGCGCATGCCTGCTCAACAAAGCTTCTCGGCATCAGCGCCACTTCGTCCAGCAGCACCCCCGAAAAGGTCGCGCCCTGAATAAGCGCCTGCGACCCTTCATCCCGTCCGCCGAACAGATAAAACGTATTCGCCCGCCCGCCAAAGGAAAGCGTAAAGAGGTTTTTAGAAACCTTCTCATCCACCCCAAATCCAAGATCGCGCATCACCGGCAGCAAAACGGAAACGACGTTTCGCCGCAGCGACGCAATGGTCTTTCCGCACAGCCCGAACTGTTTCCCGTCAAATCTGCGCGTAGCCCAGCACAAAAACGAAATGCCCATACAAAGTGTCTTTCCGCTTCTCACAGCTCCATCGCAAATCACAGCGTCCCAGTCCTCATAGGGCGACGAGTCGCTCCACCATGTCAGTGCGAGCGTCTGCTTTTCACTGAACGCTTCAAATTTCAT